GAAGGTGGTGCGTATGGACATATGAATCATCCATTTGATACTGAAATTAACTTAACATTTGGACAACTTAAAGATATTGTAAGTCGTGCATTGGAAGGTAAGTTGGAATTGACGAGAGAAAAAACCGATGGACAAGCATTGGCAATCAGTTGGGTAAATGGAAGATTAGTAGCAGCTAGAAACAAAGGACATCTTGCTAATAGAGGTGAGAAGGCATTAGATATAAATGGAGTGGCTACTAAGTTTGCCGGAAGAGGTGAATTGGAAAAAGCATACAACTTCGCTATGAGTGATTTATCTAAAGCAATTAAATCACTTTCAGAAAAACAAAGAGAAAAGGTTTTTAAGAATGGAGCATGTTTTATGAATTTGGAGGTAATATACCCAACTTCAGTAAACGTAATTCCGTATGGACAAGCACTATTAGTATTTCATGGAACAATGGAATATAATGAAGCTGGTATAGCAATTGGTGAAAATCAAGAAGCAGCTAAAGTTTTGGCTGGTATGATTAAGCAAGTAAATCAAAACGTACAATCGGCTTATACAATACAAGGACCTCCAGTTGTTAAGTTACCACAATCAAAAAACTTAACTTCATTAAAAGGAAAATATAGTGGACAGATTACAAAACTACAATCTAAGTTTAAACTATCCGATACGGATGGTATTGCTGATTATCATCAAGCATGGTGGACTGATTTTGTAACTAAGAAATCACCATCTCCGATTGATAATAGAACTCTAATGGGATTGGTTAAGAGATGGGCATTCTATGATAAATCATTCCGTTTAGACAATAAAAACATTACCGATGCTAAAGTATTAAGTTGGGCAACTGGTATTGATAAGAATGACCACGCTAAGATAGCAAAGGATAATATTAGACCTTTTGAGGATATATTTTTGGGTGTTGGCTCTGAAGTACTTTCATTTATGAGTTCAGTACTTACAGCAAACCCTGATTCTGCGGTTAGAGCTATGAAGGATAGATTAGATAAAACTATATCAGATGTTAAGACTGGTGGTGATGAAAAGAAGATAGCAAAACTTAAAATGGAATTACAAAGATTAAACGCTATTGGTGGAAAAGATAAAATAGTTCCAAACGAAGGTATCGTATTTGTGTACAATGGAAATACAATGAAACTAACAGGTACATTTGCACCATTAAATCAAATTCTTGGATTATTTTACGAATAGTAAAAAATTCAATACTTATATATATGAATATATAAGAACAATTTATGGCTAATACAGAATTTAAGAAAAGTTTCATGCATCCAACTCGTAGAAAGTTGGCTGATATGGTTCAGACTGGTGAATACGAAAAAAATACGCAAGTTGGATTCTCTAATATAAAAGAGGAAGTTTCCAGAACCATTGGAGATATTTGGGAAGATAAAGATGGTTATCTTTGGGAACAAAAAGAATATGGTAGAGTAAGACAATCTAAGAGTAGTGATACCATGTCTGAAGTTAGAAATTATTTACAACAAATTTCAAGTTGTAAATCAAATGATTGTGATGTTAGTGGTAACTACTCAAATGCAGATAAGAAGTTAATTTCAAAGACTGGATATTGTGCTGGCTGTTTAGCTAGACGAGAATTTCAAATAAAACAAGATGGTTTATGGGAAGCATATAGTGAATATAGAATTTATTCAAATATGGCAGCTTATGGTACGGATGTTTTGGAAAAATTAAACAACGCATATAAAGAGGTATCCAATATACATGAGTATGTAAACGAAGATGGCTCAGTTGAAAGATGGCAAAATGATAAAGATGTAGAGCAGTTAAAAACTGAAATACAAAAAGATATTGATAGTGGTAAGTTGGAACTTATCGAAGTTATAGAAAAACGAAACGCAGCATATGAATTATTAAAAGATAAGAATTATGAATTGGTTTCAAAACTTTAAATTTAATAATATGAAAGACAACAAATTGGTAATTTTATTGGTTATTATCGCAGTGTTAATAGGGTGGAGTATATTTACAACCAGCCAAATTAAAACTGATATAGCTGGCTATAATCAAAAAATTGATTCAATCCAAAAGGATATTGATTCGGTTTATACAAAAAATGATTTGATAGATACTCAAATTGATTTAGTTGATACACATATCTCTAATGTAGATAAAGATATTCAACAAGTAACAAAAAACATAACTATAATTAAAAATAATACAGATGAGAAAGTTAATAACGTTGCTACTATTGGTAACATTGAGCTCGAGCGCTTATTCACAGAAAGATACGCTAACTAAGAAAGATACAAGTGTTGTAGTTTTACCAACAAAAATTGCTAGATTAGTTTATCAAGACCTAATTCGTTTTGATGGAGCTAAATTGGAGATTGTTGAATTAAATAAAACAGTATTACTTAAAGATGAACAAATAAGTTTATTTAAACAAAAGGATACTCTTAAAAACGAAAAGATTGGAAACTTAGAATTAATCATTACTAAAAAGGATGAGCAGTTTTCATTAGAGAGACAAAAATCGGAAAGTTTAATAAAAGAACTAAAAGGACAGAAGTTTAAAACTGGATTTTATAAGGTAACTTCAATTGTTGGAATAATTGCAACTACAGTCCTTTTAATAAAGTAATTTATGGCTGAAGTAAAGAAATCATTAAAACAAATTATTGCTGAAGAATATCAAAAGTGTGCAAAAGACCCGATATACTTCATGCGAAAATATTGTATGATTCAACATCCGGTGAAAGGTAAAATACCCTTTCACCTTTTTCCGTTTCAAGAAGATACACTAACTCAGTTTAAAGACCATCGTTATAATATTATTCTAAAATCAAGACAAACTGGTATCTCAACATTGACTGCTGGTTTCTCACTTTGGAAAATGCTATTTAATGATGATTTTAACGTATTGGTTATTGCAACAAAGCAAGAGGTTGCTAAAAACTTAGTAACTAAGGTAAGGGTTATGAATCAATATCTACCAAGTTGGTTAAAACTAACAACGGTGGAGGATAACAAATTATCACTTAGATATGCAAACGGCTCTCAAATCAAAGCAACATCTGCTGCTAGTGATGCTGGTCGTTCTGAAGCACTATCTTTATTAGTATTTGATGAGGCGGCATTTATCGATAAGATTGAAGATATATGGGTATCTGCACAATCTACATTATCAACTGGGGGTAACGCAATTATCCTTTCTACACCAAATGGTGTTGGAAACTTTTTCCACAAAACTTGGGTAGGTTCTGAAGATGGAACAAACTCATTTAATAATATTAGAATCCATTGGAGTGTACATCCTGAAAGAGAGCAAGCTTGGCGAGATGAACAAGAGGTTCTATTAGGAACAAAGGGAGCAGCTCAAGAGTGTGATTGTGATTTCGTATCTTCTGGAGATAGTGTAATCGAACCACAACTCCTACAATTTTATAAAGAAACATTTGTGCAAGACCCAGTAGAAAAAGGTGGATTTGATGGAAACCTTTGGAGATGGGAATATCCTAACTATAATAAAACTTACATAGTATCAGCTGACGTTTCGAGGGGAGATTCTTCGGATTACTCTACCGCACACGTTATTGATGTTGAAGCATCTGCGCAAGTAGCAGAATATAGAGGTAAGTTGGATACAAAGGATTTTGGAAATTTCTTAGTATCATTAGCAACCGAATATAACAACGCACTATTGGTAATTGAAAACGCAAATATTGGTTGGGCAGCTATTCAACAAGTATTGGATAGGGGATATACTAATTTGTATTATACATCTCGAGATTTAAAATATGTGGATGTGGATAATCAATTATCAAACAAATATCGTTCGGAGGATAGAAGTATGGTAGCTGGATTCTCAACCACATCAAGAACCCGACCTTTGATTATTTCAAAGTTGGAGGAGTATGTAAGAGAAAAATCAATCATAATCCGTTCAGTAAGAACCATAGATGAGTTATTTACATTCATTTGGAACAATGGTAGAGCTGAGGCAATGCGTGGTTATAATGATGACCTTACGATGGCATTAGCCATATCACTTTGGGTTAGAGATACATCACTTAGATTAAGACAAGAGGGTATTGATTTAACAAAACAAGCTATTAACAGTATATCATCATATACTTATAGTGGTGTTTATGGTGGTAACGATATGGATAGTAATCCTTGGCAAATGAACGTTGGGGATGGTAGTATTGAAGATTTAAGTAAATGGTTATAAAATTATGTAAAGTTATATAAAATGATATTTATATAGTATTAGATAATATTTAGTCAAATATATGGAAAATTATACTTTAGAACTTTACAATGAAATCAGAGGCATTTTCGAAGAAGATGTTACTGAATATTATGTTGAAAACTACGATGATTTAAAAGAATTCATAGAATTCTTAAAAACCATAAAGGGGGAAGTTAACGAAGCCGAATATCAGGGAAGAGAGGTAAAACTCAATAAACCGATGAGAGGTGATGTTAAGAAGTTTAAAGTATATGTTAACAATCCAAAAGGGAATGTTGTAAAAGTAAATTTTGGGCATGGCGGAACATCAGCAAAATCAGCAGGTGAAGAAACTATGAGAATTAAAAAATCAGACCCAGAACGAAGAGCATCATTTAGAGCAAGACACAATTGTGATACACCTGGTCCAAAAACAGGAGCAAGGTATTGGAGTTGTAAAGCTTGGTAAATTAATAAAGGTTATAAAAACAAAAACAAAAATGGCAGAACAACAACAAAGTACGTTTTTTCAAAGATTAACAAAACTCTTTTCTACTCAAGCCGTAGTCAAAATTGACAAGGATGGGAAGAGAAAAGTAGTTGATGTTGATGACAGACAGCAAGGAAGTACTAATTTATTGAACCTTAGAGATAGGTACACTAAATTACAAAGAGGATTTGCTGGTGACCAAATGGCTGCACAGTCAATGGCATACCATCAAGTTCGTAGAGAATTATTTAGAGATTATGATGCTATGGATAATGACCCGATTATATCATCGGCATTAGATATATACTCAGATGAATCTACATTAAAGAATGAATTTGGAGATGTAATTCAAATCAAAACTCAAAACGAAAAAGTAAAAGCATTATTAGAAAATCTTTTCTATGATATTTTAAATATTGAATTTAACCTATGGGCATGGACTCGTAATATGGTTAAGTATGGTGATTTTTTCCTTTCGGTGGAAATACAACCAGGTAATGGTATTATTAATGTACAACCACTTCCAGTTTATGAAACTGAAAGATTGGAAAATACTGACCCAAATAATCCAAACTATGTTAAGTTCAAAGTTAATCATGACCCTATTGGAAAAGGTGAATATGAGAACTATGAAGTAGTACACTTTAGATTATTATCAGATACCAACTTCTTACCTTATGGTAAGGCAATGATTGAAAATGGTAGAAGAATTTGGAAACAAGTTTCTCTTATGGAAGATGCTATGTTAATTCATAGAATTATGAGAGCACCGGATAAGAGAGTTTTCAAAATTGATATTGGTAATATTCCACCAAACGAAGTGGATAACTACATGCAAAAGATTATCAACAAAATGAAGAAAGTTCCATTTGTTGATAAGAATAGTGGTGATTATAACTTAAAATATAATATCCAAAACTTAACTGAAGATTTCTTCTTACCTGTTAGGGGTGGTGATAGTGGTACTCAAATTGATTCATTAGGTGGATTACAATACACAGCTATTGAAGATATTGATTACTTAAAAAACAAATTGTTTGCAGCTCTTAAAATTCCAAAAGCATATTTGGGGTATGATGAGAATGTAAATGGTAAAGCAACACTTGCTGCAGAAGATGTAAGATTTGCAAGAACGATTGAGAGAATCCAAAGAACATTGGTATCCGAACTTACTAAATTGGCAATTGTACATTTAGCATCTCAAGGTATCGAAGATGCTGATATGGTTGATTTTGAATTATCATTGGTAAATCCATCTACAATCTATGAGCAAGAGAAAGTAAACCTTTGGAGTGAGAAAGTAAGATTAGTTTCTGATATCAATGCATTAAATATGATTTCTAAAGATTGGGCATATGAAAATATATTCAATATGAGTAAAGATGAGGTAGACCAACAAAAAGCTGGAATGATAAATGACCTCAAAGATAGATTCAGATATAACGCTATTGAAAACGAAGGAAATGACCCGGCAATGCCACAACAACCAACTGATATCGAAGAAAGTTTGGAAAAACTTAAAACGGAATTAAAGGATGAAGGTGGTAGACCAAGAGAGGGTAATACTTATGGTAAAGATAAACATCCTTATGGTAGAGACCCATTAGGAGCTAAAGAAAACCAAAAAGCTCTGAAAAGAGAAAGTTCAGCGGTTAGAGTTAATGCAAATATTGCAAAAGAATACATTAACGGAATATCATCAAAAAAACAAATTATAAAAGAAAAAGTTGACTTTTTAGATGATTCAAATTTGTTAGACGAGGAAAAAATTAGTAAATAAATTAAAACTTATATTTATACACAATGATTACATCGTTTATGAATATATTATTATAGGACAAAAATAAATGAAGAAGGTAAAACATTCGAAATTTAAGAACACAGGTATTCTATTTGAACTTCTTGTAAGGCAAATTACATTAGAAGTGCTTAATGGAGATGCGACTGAAAAAGCAAAGCATATTGTTAGAGAATTCTTTTCACCAAAAACTGAATTGAATAAAGAACATAGATTATATGAACTCTTACTAAAGGAGAAATATAAGTCAGAATCCAGAGCTGAAAAATTTATTGATACAATCAATGAAGCGCATACCCGTATCAATCAAAGTAAATTACAAAGAGAAAAATATAATCTTATTAAGAAGATTAATGAATCATTCGATATGGATGATTTCTTATCATCTCCAATAACTAACTATAAAGTATTAGCATCAATATATAAAGTATTTGAAGCTAAGAATATGGTAGATTATGATGTTAAAGATATTTTTAATTCTAAAATTACTTTAATTGAAAATATAACATCGAATCAAACAGTAATTGTAGAAAAATCAGATGATGCTCAGAAATTAGTAGAATCTTATAAAAAACAAGATAAAGATTTAAGATTACTTACCTACAAAATATTAGTAGAAACGTTTAATAAAAAATATTCTAATTTAGATGAAAGTCAAAAAGAATTATTAAAGCAGTTTATTAATAATATTACCAATACTACTAAATTTAAAGAATACGTTGAGAAGGAAATTCCATCAATAGTAAAAGAATTAAAAGTATTACATAAGTCTATCAATGACAAAGTTACTAAAATTAAATTAGCTGAGACTGTATCTGTTTTAAATAAAACTAAAATTGGTAAGACTGTTTCTGATAATCACGTATCATCATTAATGATATCATACGAATTAATTAAAGAACTAAAGGGTAGATTAAATGACAAGTAAACTAAGAGAACTAATTGATGAACTTTTAGAAGAGATTCAGCAAGAGGAGTTAGAGTTAGGTGAAGCAACAACAACTGGTGATGTAGCTGGATACAATACTCCCAATGCATTCAAAGCAACGGATGGTACTGATGAAGAAGCTGAACCAGATGATGCAATTACAAAAAGAATAAATCAATCAACTGGATATAAAAAAGTTGATGAAAATCGTTGGCATGAATTAAGAAAAGATGAATCCTCTCCAAAACAAAAAATTGGTAGAGGAATTTCTAATGTTAATAGACAACTTTCTGAAATCGAAACATTCCTTGGTTGGTATGGTAAGATTAAAAATGAAGGTGATTTAAACTCTGACCAATATTGGAAAAGAACTAAATCAAACTTATTCAGAATAAGAGAGAGATTAAACAATATTGCTACATCAATTAGCAAACTATAATAGGAAACCTATACTATGAATATTACTAGAGCAAAACTAAAAGAAACACTTCGTACAATCGTTAATGAGGAATCGGAGTATCAATCATTTTTCAAAGCCGCATTAGAAAAAGCTGGAAAATCTATCCCATCTATGAGTGATGAGGAAAAGAAAGCATTTTTTGATAAAATCGATGCCACATGGGATGGTAGAGGTGAAAAGAATGAAGAATTAGTTGGTGGTCAAAAGAAATTAGATGTTGATAAAGATGGTGATATCGGTAGTGATGATTTAGCAGATTTAAGAGCTGGTAAAAAAGTAGATGAAGCATCATATCCAACTGATTTAAAAATCGGTTCTGTAATATTAGGACAAGGATTCACCCGATTAAAGGGAATAGATGGTGGGAAGTATTATAAAGTTGTAGATATAGATAGTATTTCAGCAACATTCGTTCCATCTGATAAAAATGGTAATACAAAGGGTTCAAAAAAAGTAAGACATCGTTTAGGTGATATTGATGGTGGTATTAAAACTGCTAAAAGAGGTGATGAAAACGGAATCGTTGTAATCAAAGAATCAGTTAACGAAGCAATTGGTAATGATAAATCAATGTTAGCATTGGTAGATATATTATCCAACTCAATGGAATATTATGAGGATGATAGTGATTTTTTACAAGCAGTTAGAGGTGGACAAGGATGGTCTGGTATTGCAGGTTTTAAAAATAGTAGTTTAATTCCGGTATTTAAATCTATATATAAAAAGTATTGGACAGTATCTCCACAAAATAGAACTAATTGGATTACAAAAAATTGGATTAATTGGTTAAAGCCATTTGGATTGGAAGAGAATGTAAATTCTGAAACTGATACATTTAATGAAGCAGCAGACGTTAAAAAAAGATTTATGTTTGATTTCTATACGGATTCCAATCAAAGAAATACCGAAAGAGAAACAAACTTTTTGGCTACTACATTGGAAAGCGCAATTAAAGCAGCTGAACATATTTGTAAAGTAACTGGATATGCGTATGTTGAAATATACTACAAAGATTTGTTTTTAGGTAGTATGAAAAAACAAAATGGTTTTAAATTTGTTGAGGGTAGGGGCTATCCTAAATTCAAATCAATAAATTAATCCATAAATAATAAGAGGAGCAGATATGAAAAGCTTAATAATAGAAACGAATTTGTTTAAGGGATTAGTTAACGAAGATGCCTCTGGTAGAACTATCGTTAAAGGAATCCTACAAAGAGCTGGGGCGGAAAACCAAAATGGTAGAGTATATCCAATGCCAATCTTACAAAGAGAAGCAAAGAGATATGAAACACTTATCAAAGAAAGACGAGCATTAGGTGAATTAGACCACCCTGATTCGTCTGTAATCAACTTGAAGAACGTATCTCATAATGTGAGAGAAATTCATTGGGAAGGTAATGATTTATGTGGTACAGTTGAAATCTTACCAACACCATCTGGAAACATATTAAAAGAATTGTTAAGAGCTGGAATCCTATTAGGTATCTCATCAAGAGGTATGGGTTCTACTAGACAATTAGAAGGAAATAAAGTAGAAGTTCAAGAGGACTTTGAATTAATCGGTTGGGATTTTGTTTCCAATCCATCTACGCATGGTGCATTTATGACACCTATGAACGAATCGGTAGTTAAATCTATTGGTACTGATGTTTGTGGTGAATTTTGTAAAGCACAAGATTTAATGAGAGAAATCATAACAGGATTAATATAATGAGCAAGAAAAACTTTGACATATACGATTATGTAACAAATAACACCTTTACTTTAAAAGTAGAACAAAAGGGTGGTAATAACGTATCTAAGGGATATAATGATATTCGTAAAACCAATATCAATGAAGTAAAAATAGTTAATGGTAAATTCAGTATAGCTGAATCATTAGAAGATAATAGACCATTATCAAACGAAGTTAAAAAACACTTCTTAGAAATTATTTCAACTTATAAAACATTCCAAGAGCAAATGAAAAGAAATTCAGATATCGTTGAGGTAGCTGAAACTTTGGGTGGAATCGTAGAAGCTGCTAAAACCCTAACACTTTCTGAAGCTGATGATTGGTTTGATAAAGTAACCATCAAAAGAAATATGAGTGAGTTAGATAAAATGGATAAAGCATTTGAAAAGGTTGCAACTGAAGCAAGACAGTTAGATGAGAGATTACATTCACTTTATGAAGATATGGGTAACATATTAAATAGATACTATGAAATTTCTGATTTAGATGGTGAAATTGTAAAAGAACGTTTAGGAAAAAAATAATTATGAAAGAGCAATTAAGAAAAATAGTAAGAGAAACTATGAAAGAATCAGTTCTTTCAGAAATAGAATCAGTAAACGAAGGAAGATACGATGCTGATTTAGATAAAATTGAAGCAGCAGTTAAAAACGCATCATCATTTATGAACGTTGGTTCTGAATTAAAGAAAATTGGTGTAAAGTATGATTTCTCAACTTCAATGATACCGATGTATAGAATTAAAGTATCTGGAAACACTATTGCAATTGTAAATAAGAAATATGCAGCTGGTGCAGAAAGAGAAGTTAAAGATATTGCAATTGGATTAATGGAGAATATTATTAAAGAATCGTTATCTCCTGAAGTTGCTAAACATATGGGTAGTATTCATAAGGGATTTAAAATGGTAGAAGATGATGGTGCAATGGTTTATGATTCACCAAACAATGCTAAAAAAGCAGCAGATTTTTTAAATTCAAAAAAAATAGCAGCATCATTTGATGGTAAATATGTATATTTAGAATCAGTAGTAACTGAGGCATTCAAACATATCATTCACGTTGATACACCAACTCAAGTAGTTTCTAAACCAGTAGCAGCTCAAATAATGGCATTGGCTAAAAAAGGTATTCGTTCAAAAGAAATTGGATTGGAGATGGGATTTACTGGTAACGCTAAGTTAGCAGCTGATACATTCCAAAAAGTTAAAAGTAGAATATACTTTGAGCTTGATAAAAGAGAATCAGTAGTAACTGAAGGTGCTGGTAAAGAAGCAATGGGAATTGCAGCATTAACTGCTACAAGAGGTGATGCGGTTCAAGCCTTTATTGATAAACATAATTTGGATGGTGTAAAACTTTTCAAAAGTATTAAATCAGCAAACTTGCAAGGTAAAATGAATTTTGTTAGTGCATTGGTTGGACACGATGGTAATCCAAATCAAAGACTTACAATCAAACTTCACCAAAAGAATGAATCGGTAAATGAAGAAGAAATTAGATGGAGCGCAGTTGAAAATGCAATCATTAACTTTTTAAAAATGAATACAAAGATTTTAGATAAGAGAGTTAAAGATAAAGATACTGATGGTGTTAAGGGGGGATTGCAATCAATCATTGATGGTTTAACCAACGCACAAAGAAGTTTAAAATTAAAAAAATAACTATATTAAAAAACAATTTTATTATGTATATCGATTCTAACAAACATGCGTATGGGCTAGGTGGGGCTCAAATTATAAGTGGGTCTAGGCAATTAACAGTTAGTAATGTATATCGTTATAAGACGGTAACAGCTACAGTAACTGACCTTAAATTTAATGCTTCACAAATATCTGGTTCATTTGGTTTAAATACAATACCAGCTGGAGTAGATGTATTCGGTAGTATAACTGAGATTACACAATCATCTGGTGTAGGTATTGCATATTATGGTATACCTGAATTTAATATAAATACTGGGCAATCGTATTAATAAAAGGTGGTTTATCCATCTTTTTTTATGTATTTTAAAAAAAACTAAAGAAAATTATACATTTTTTATCGTTTTCTAAAAAATATGTATATTTATCTTTGTTAATAACCCATTCTTATGGGTTTATTGGTTAATGAATACTCACCTATATGTGTAGTTACCGAACAACCAATTCAAAACCAACTACATTGAGGTTCCTCAAATAACTTCAGAAAATTTTAAAAAACACGGTAAAAGAAATGGCAAATTCAAAATTGTTAAAAGAAGCAATTGCTGATGCCAAGGCTGTAAGGGAAACCGCTATCGCTAACGCTAAAATCGCATTAGAGGAAGCTTTTACTCCACGTTTACAATCTATCCTATCAAGAAAGCTACAAGCTGAAATGGAAGGTGAAGA